TACATACGGTTCAGTAGTTAATGGAATCGTAAACGAAACCACAGGAAAGTCTGTCCCATTGACAGTTCATCCTTGGCTTCCACAAGGTGTTGCTCCAGTTCTAAGCTACACATTGCCTATCCCTGACACCGAAGTAAGCGACATCTGGTCAAATTATTTGGTGACTGACTACCTCGGGATACAATGGCCGGTGACCCAGTTTGCGTACGAATTTTCAACTTACTTCAGAGGAACATTCTTCTGTGCCGCTCCTGCTTGGAATGGCGTAGTTTCAGGAATCGTTTCTGCTTAGTAAATAGAAATCTAAATGGGGGGAGAGTCGTAATTGGCTCTCTCCCTGTTTCTTAGGAAAGGCAAAATAAATGGGAAGATTAGTACCGCGAGATGGTTTCGCAAGAGAAGTAGAAATTAAAAGGCAATCAGGTTCTAAAGTTTTACGCGCTGGCAAAAATGGAATGTATAGCGTAGATAATCCTAAAGACATCAAAGCATTAAAGGCAGAAGGCTTTACAGAAGGCAATTTGGCATTACACACACACGGAGATAGCGACCGAGGGTACACTTGTACCAACTGTGGGTTTGGGTCGTGGTTTATCAAGTGTTCACGTTGTGGTCACGAATCGTCAGCCCCTAAAAAAGACGGAGATTAACAAATGGCAGCAGTATCCCCAGTAACCCAATTTTCATCAGGCTCATACCTGACAATCGCCGAGTATAAAAACGCTCCAACCGCGATTGACTATAACAATTTGGTTAATGGGGGTACTTCTGCTCAACAGGATGCCGAACTATCATCCGTTATTCAGCGCGCTTCATCCTTCATAGATATTTATGTGAATCAGCCTCTTATTGCTCAGAACTTCACAGAGCAATCTCGTAGCCGTATCACCAATGAAGGTTATTTGGTCATCTCCCCTGACTACAACAACATCGTGTCCTTAAACAGCCTCTCATACGGCTCTGTGCCTACAAATATGGTCGTGGCATCAGCATCTACTCTTGCTGCTTGCTGGTTTGAGAAGTCACAAGTAATCTACCCACTATCTCAATTAGGGCTTACATATAGCTCACAAGGCCCACTATCTTTTGGTTTCCCACCTACCAACGGCACAAAGATTTACGCCTCTTACAACTACACCGCAGGGTTCTGTAATGGCTTAATCTCAACTGCTACGGCTGGTCAGACTTCTTTCACAATGATTGACCCAATCGGTCTTACTGCTGGAACGCTAATAACAATTTATGACGGCGCAAATACCGAGCAAGTTGTGGTTTCATCTAACTATACATACGGCTCTAGCACCGTCAATATCACCTCTGCGCTTAAATACACCCACGCATCAGGAGTAGCAGTAGGAAATATGCCTCAGGCGGTCAAGCAAGCCGCAATCCTTCTTACAACCGACTTCCTCAAGGTTCGTGGCGATAACTCATTGTCTATGGCAGTTACTACCCGCGCAACAAGTGGCCCAAGCGTTCAATCCATTATTGGTTCAGACATTGAACTAGCCAAGCAACTTCTTAGCCCATTCCGAAGGATGCGTTAATGTCAGTAGGTCGTACACAGTTACGCTCCACTCTTTACAATTATTTAGTTGGGGCAAGTATCCCTACCCTCAATCAAATCTTTACTTCATTTCCAAAGCGCATTAACTTTCAGATCAACGCTCAACCGGGGCAACTATCTCGGTCGGCTTGCGTAATCTTTATTCAAAGCGAGCGCGAAACTCGTTTGGCTATTGGCGGGGCAACAAGCGGTTGGAAGCGCGTGGACTTCACAGTTGTCTTGCAGTTATTCCATCATTCATTACAAAACAACGCCGAAGATGCTATGACGGATTTTGATACACTAGTGGACAACATCAAGAATACGCTTCGAGCTAGTCATAACTTCGGTGATTCAAGCCAAGTGAATGTTTGGCAAGGCGCGGAACCTGCGATTGACTGTCTGTACGGAGAGCCAGTTACTTCGGATAACGGAGCAACGGAAACTTGGGCAGAAATTCGATTTGATGTTACTCAAATGATTCAGGCTTAGGAGAGCAATGGCAACCTATATTTACAACGGTGATGGTGAGAAGGATTTTCCTACTCTCGGTCTAACTGTTAAACCCGGCGATACTTTCGATTCGGCAGATGAGATCGTTAATGCCGATGTCACTCTCGCTTCTGCAACAAAGAAAACAATACCAACAACACCGGTAGCCGCGACTACCACAACGCAAGGAGCGTGAATAAGTGGCACTACAAAATACCCACCGTTCGTATATAGGTATCGCTAAAGAAACAACAAAGGGAACTGCGGTTACAACACCTACCGCCTACATTCCTGTTATTGCTAATACCGTTAAGCCTCAAGATATCTACACACCTTTGTACGATGAGGGCCTACGCGGTTCTCTCGTAAAGAACTACAACTACCTACAAGGTCGCGTTCACTCAACATACGACTTTGGTGGAGCAGTATTTGCTGACACCGTGATCTACCCTCTTGCTGGCGTACTTGGCGAAGATGTAGTTTCAGGTTCAGCACCTTATGTCCACACACTTTCTCTCAAGAACTCAGCAACATCAGGTGCAGATGCTCAACCTTCTGCTTACACAATCCTTGATTTCTATGGTGCTGGAGTTCGCTCTTGGGCAGGACACCAATTCAGCGATTTCAACCTTAAGTGGACAGCAGACGGACTTCTTGAGTATGACGCAAAGTCAACAGGATGGCAGTCAGCAACCGCTTCAACCCCAACACCTTCATTCTCAACCGTACTTCCTACAGTCGTATGGACAGGAACAGTAAGCGTTGCTGGAACAACAGTTTCAACCAATACAGATGGCAATATCCAACTTACTCGCCCAGTAACACCTGTATATGGAATCTCAAATGTCCAAACTCCTTATCAGGTATTTCTTGGTGCTCTTGAAGTTACAGGAAAAGCCACTTTCCTCATGGAAAACGACACACAACTTACTAACTACCTCACAAACACCCAACCTGCTCTAGTCTTTAACTGGACAACAGGAACAGGTGCGACACAGACTTCAATCCAAGCAACAATGACAAAGGGTGCTTACACACTTGCTGTTATCGAACGCTCAAAGGATTTTGTAGAAGTTCTCGTTGATTTTAACGCTCAAGGTAACCTCACAGATTCAGGAACAGTTGGATACTCTCCTATCAAGTGGGTTGTCAAGAACGCTGTAACAACCTCAGTCGCTTAAACCCTAGAACGCAGTAGGGGCGGCAGGTCGAGTTGGTTTCATTTTGCCCCAACTCCCGCGCCCCTATTGCCCTTTTTTGCTAGGATAATCTAAAGGCAATCTATCGAAAGGCAAAATATGTCAAAGAAAATTAACTTAAAGTCAGGCGCAACAGTAACTATTAAAGATGCTGAAAGCCTCAAGGTAAAAGACCGCAATCGTATTGTTCTTGCAGGTAACGGAGCTAGTGATGCTGAAAAAGGTATTGCTATTGGTAACGCTCTACTCGTCACAATCATTGAAGATTGGTCTTATGACCTAATGATTCCTTCTGTTAAAGAAGATTCTATTGAAGAACTGCCAATCAAAGATTATGTAGAACTAATGAAATACACAGAGGACTTAACTAAAGATTTGTTCCCTGATCTAGCAGACACAGATAAAAACCGCGCGAACCCTGATAGCCCTTTAGACGGCTCGAACGCCTAAAAGGATTACTCAAGGGTTTTCAACGCTCAGATGAGTTTGATTACCCTGACAGGGAGTGGTACTACTTCAAGTTTGCAGATCGGTTCGGCTGGACACCTGAACAGGTAGATAACTTACCTGCCGGGCGTTCAGATTGGTTGTTGGCAATCGCTGACACCGTAGAGCAGGTGAAGATCGAGCAGATGGAGCAGAAGTGACCAACAACCTTCCCGAAGTAACTGCGGCTCTTAATGCTTGGCAAAAGCGTATGGATAAAGCAGGGGAACTTGCTGCTAGGCAAATTTCTATTGCGGTATGGACTAAAGCTAAAGAACTCACTAGCCAAACAGTTAATCCACCTATTCAAACTAAAAATAGATTACGACATAATCCGCACATTGGCGGTGACGGAACTCCACCTAACTACGCAACAGGAAACTTAAACCGAAACATTCTCGCCAATCCTCCAAGGCGAGTTGGGTTCGCAACTTATGTAGCAAGCGTTTCATCTAATGCTGAATATGCTCGCGCTGTTGAACTAGGCTCGTCACGATGGACAAGTGGGGTAAAATACCCTTATATGTATCCGGCGCGCGATGACATCGTCAATTCCGGCAAAGCACGAATGATTATGACCGGGTTTATTAAAGCCGCAATGGGGGGATAGTAAATGGCAGGTGAAATCCCTAATCTTAATGTAGAGATACTTGTCCAACTTACCAATCTCACTACTGCCGTTCAGCAAGCAACTGAAGGCTTAAACAAAATTGGTAGTGCTGCTAAAGCACAAGAAAGCAAGTTTAGTTCCCTCAAGACCACAATGGTCGGTGTATTTGCTGGCAACCTTTTAGCAGATGGCATGAATAAAGTTATTGAAGGTCTAAAGGGTATTGGTGACGCTGTACAAAAAACTCAAGCAGCGCAAGCCAATTTACAAACTGCTGTTCAAGACGCTGGACAAAACTTTGTAGCAGCAACACCTTTAATTGAGAAATACGCAAAAAGTATGGAGAACTTAGGTTTCACCCATGACCAGACTTATGCCTCAATAGCAAAACTTACAGC